CAACCGAACCAAGATAATATCCAGTATATGTCATCGAATGGTTAACATCCGTTTTTGCACAATCATTTATATCAATTACAAAGTTTGCGCCGCCACTACTTGAGTTTGAAATATTATCCGCACCAGCAGCATCTAATGCTATACCTGTGGCGGTACCTGATTGACCCGTGACACCTGAACCTGCGGTTGTTATTCTAAAATTTTGCCATGAATACCCTGATGTTTGAAATGTCCCTGAGTTTGAAACCCTTAAAAGTAAATTAACAGCATTATTTACAGGTACAACACCATGTATTACTAATTCATACGAATCATAAGTAGTATTATCAATACTTGTAAAATCAATACTTGCCGAATTAGAAGCTGTTTGTCGTGAGATTAAAACCATATCCCCCGATGCTGGTGAAACTTGCCAAGATGGTAGACCGGTAGACAAGGTTAAAACATGACCATTTGTACCAACAGATAATTTTTGCCAACCACTATTGTAATATAAAATATCACCATTAGATGGAGCTGTTGTTAATCCTATCATTTTACCGAGTGAAAATGCATCATCCAGTGTTTCACTTAAAGTATTTGAATAAACTTTATTCTCATTTAATAGCTGTGATTTAGTACCGCCAGCTGTTATTATTTGAGCTTCAGTTTTAAAATCTTCATTTTGCAGCAATCCGGCAAAAGCATTTGTTATAAATACAAAGAATGTTAATAGTAATAATTTTTTCACTTTATAAACTCCTAATATATACAGCTAAAATACTTGATCCTGTCGCGGGTGCTGCTGTAAATGTGATGGCGTTGCCACTAACTGAGTAGTGAGCGGTTTGGGTTAGGGCAACACCATTCACAAATACAATAATGGCACTTGTGAAAATCGGGGAATATGTAAGGGTAAAGTTAACATTGGAACTGTTAATGGTTCCGCTTGGGGCTTCTTGTATGAATATGTTTTCTACCCATTTCCCGTTTAGAAGTGACATTATTAAACCTTATTAATAAATATAACCAATTTGTAGAACATCACCACTTGCCAAAAGCGATGCAAGATCACCAGCAAATGTTACTCTGTTTGTAGAAACTGTATAATCAATACCCTCTTCTTGAGGTAATCCACCAACAGGGAAAACACTCATAATTTGAATAGGTGTATTTGCCAAATCTACATACCCGTTAGAAATATCTGTACCGGTCAAGGTGAACTTTTCAACTTCTGGGGTTGTGCTTACTAGCGCATCTAGTTGGGCCTGTAGTTTGCCAGCTGCTTGAAGTACTGTATCGGCAGCCGTTACATCCGTTGCGTCTGCTAACGAAAGACCCGTTAGTGGTGTAGATCTAACTCTTGCCTCAGTGAAATATAAATTTGATACACCTTCAGATAAATCGTCTGTATCTTTTGCCGCAAAAGAAGTATCGAATCTTCCTTCAGTGTAGTAGAAATTTGAAACACCTTCTGAAATATCATCAGTATCTAAAACTACTGTACCTGTCTGGCCATTAACACTAAGTACATCATCATTGTTATCAGCTTTTTCCCATGCACCGTTTACGTTATAAACCCAGTCACCTACTGCAAATGCAATTGAACCAGCACCAAAATCAACACTACCAGCAGCATTAACATAGTATAGGTAATTTGCTACACCAGTATCAGTATTTGCTAGTGTTGGTGAGTTGGTTGCAGCACTCCAGTTTCCTTGCAGTTCAAAAACTGTCGGGATGGTAATCGTGGCAACCTGGTCATCAACATATTTTTTATTCGCTAATTGTGCATCTGCTGTAGGTGCCGTACTGTCAGGATCACTTAGCTTTGAAGCTAGAACCAATGTATCAGAAGTGCTAACTTTAATGATGTTTACATCAGCACTATCGGCCTGATTTCTACCTTTTAAAAACGTGTCGTTACCCAGGTTAATCTTCGATGCATCTACCGCACCATCAGCAATCCATTTCTTTTCTACTTGAGACATTTAAAACCTTCCTTGTTATGCCGTAAAATACCAATATCTAAAAACATCACCTTCGTTAACTATACCATCTAAGCCAAGACCGTTCCACGATAGAGTAGTTCCACTTACTGAATAATCGACACCATAATGTTGACTAGTGCTTCCCACAATATCTAAAACAACCTTTGTGACGGTAGATGGTGTACTAACTAAAGTTATATTTTTGTTTGTTATATCACTTGCCGTCAACGTGTAATATTGTATTTCAAGAGTACCACTAGGCGTAACAATAACGCTAGGGTTTCCCTCTGTTAAGTTCCAAACGTCAACTTTTTGACCCAATGCCGGAGCATTATTAAATGTTATTGTCGGATTACTAAAAGTGTAATCTGATCTTGGCACTTTGGTTCCGTTTAAAAAAACAATAAAACTATCTTCAGTTAATGGCGCAAAAGTTAAATCAAAATCTACTGTTACACCATCACCATTTCCTAAATCTTCATGCTCACCAACTGCCGTTTTACCGACATCATTCCATGATGCAGCAACACCATCGTAATATCTTAATAGGCCAGTGGTAGTATTATAGTAAATACCAGTTAAATCAGTGTATGGTGGTGATCCGTTTTCTGCTTCATATGCCGCATCATTGGCATATGCCTTTATTATGTACTCACCTTCAGATAAAATCTGATTTATATCAGCTATTGCATTTGTACTAACCAGGGCTTGCGCATCAAGTTTTCCAATTGCAACCTTTCTATTATCACCATCAGAAATATAATTATTTGATGAATATACCTTTCTATTCGGGTCGCCCTCGAAGACTTGACCAGTAGTATCGGCAATTTCATTCATGTAATCTTGCGCATCATTAATTGCGCCTGATTCAGCTGGGGAAGTTTTATATAAACCCAAAACTCCCTTTTTAACATCATCCACAGTTTTATCTAAAAACGTATTATTTGCTATTATAGAGGATAACAGACTTTTAAATGGAATTGGCATTAGTCTAGTCTCCTAAAAACAAGTAGACCTGATTCAAAGTAAAATGCCAGCCCTTGAGAGTAAAGCTCCTTTAACTCAAAAGCCGTTCCCTGTGATGATTTCTGAGTTCTCTCTAAGAAGCATTTTGTATAAACTTCTAAATCATCTCTATCTGGTATAAACTCAATCGGTCTTTTCTTTGTTATATATTGCATAAATATTCTTAACTCTGAAACTGCATTAGGGTTGTCATCCAAATAACCCTGGCCAGTTATATCTGTAACATATCTTATGTTACACTCCATAAAGTTGACTTGTCCAAAGCTAACAGTCTCAACTTCACTACCATCAGTGGATATATTCACTACAGCATTCGCCGCCTCTTCAATGTCGTTAAAATCAACATAATTATACAGCTTTGCTTGTGGTCTATAGATTGATCCAGATGCGCCATCTGACTCATAAGAATTACTACCAGATTTATCAATTAAAAACCCAAGTAATGCATATGCCGATGTTGCTACGTTGCTACCAGTTGTGACATATAAATCAAAATTACCATCTGCACTAATTGTAAATTTCCTAGTAACTCTATCAAGTGTTACTGTATAGGTATTATCGCCGACATCATTTAATGCTTGCGCTACTATGTCTGCTACTTCTGAAATTGAGTAACTTCCATCCTCGATAATTGCTGTAAGCTCGGTTATGCCATCCTCAGAAAAATCTAAATACTGATTTGTGTCATCAAATGTATGCCCATATATAAATGCGGATTTTGTTTTTAAAGTCATGCCGTCCTCACACTTGGAATAATTGTGCCTTTCTTTTTACCGCCCTCTTCCAAAAGATTCGCAACATAACCATCTAGCTCAGATTCTCTAACTAGTGATCCCTCAACTGTAAGGTTGAAAACAGATTGTTCTTCGGCCCTAGCTATATTTTCCGGTGATGCTAATTCCGGCTGAACTCCTATGCCGCTATTGACACCCCCAGTAGCACCACCGCCACCACCGCCACCAATATTACTTGACGTGTCACCACCACCAAGTGATGATTTAATGATTTGTCCAATGGCAATAAGTGATGCACCGGCAGTAATCTGTGCTGCAGGATTAGCATTTAATAGCGCTAGCTTTGCGATACCTTCAGCAACATAAAACTGACCTAATTGCGTGGCAAGATCACCAAACAATGAGACAATAGAATTACCAAATGCTTGTAATGCATTATCACCCTTTCTTAGAGCAATTATTGTGTTTTGAATGCCTCTTGTAATGCCTCCTGATAAAGATGCATTTACTATGGCATTTGCCCTTGCAAGTTGTTGTTCTTGTTTTTTCTGATATTCTTTAAGTAATTCTGCTTTTCTTTGTTGTGCTTCACGCAATTTCTGCTCTTCGAGTGCAGCCTTTTCGCTTAATTCTCTATTTGTTCGCTCGAGATCTGCCTGATGTTCGGCATTTCTTTTTTCGCTTTCTTCTTGCGCTCTGGCTTCACGTCTTTGGGCCATAAGAGTAGCTATTTCCGATTCGGCAAGCTCTATATCCCGGTTTACTTCTTGCAATTCAGAATCAATATCACCGAATAGACTTCTAAATAAACCTACGCCCTTACCCTCTTTTTCACCTTGTAGAATATTTTTTTTTTCAGTTAGGTCTGTAATGTTATCTCTTAGCTCATTTATACGCTTAGATGATTCACTTAATATGGTCGGTTCTTCTTTCCTGGTTAAACCCTTAATTAATCTAACTACCGACTCTGCAGCACCTAGTGCAGCTGGAGCAAAAACATTACCAAGTGTTATAGCTATGTCACCAATATCTGAAATTATTTTGTCTTTTCTAAATGCCAGAGATGTCTTAAATTCTTTAAATGCATCATCTGCGGCACCAGCTTTATTAGAAAAGCCGTCAAGTGCTTGCGCAAAATCCCTTGCTCCATTTGCTGCAAGTGTTTGTACTGCTTGTACTGCCTCTTGCCTTCCTAATAATTTAAGCAGGGCCTCTGAGCTGTTGTTTGTTCTCTCACCAAGTCTTTTTAAAACAGTTACTAGCCCATCACTCTTAACTGCATTTAAATCAAAACCCTTCCCAAGTAATGCGCCATTTTTTGCTAATGCTGTAAACAATGCATTTAACCTTGTTACAGCTACGTTGGTTGTAAAACCTTTTGTTGTTAATGTTGCGACTGCAGCACTTAATACATCAATATTTACACCGGCTGACTTTGCTGATGGAACTGCTAGCCCTATACTGGCAGCAAGCTCATCCATATTGGTTTTACCGAGTCTAACCGCTGTGAATAGAGCATCGGCTGCTTGTGTTGCATTTATGTTTTCTTGGCCATATGAATTAATAATTGTTGTTAGGACATCGATAGAATTTTCAACACTGGTTAGACCACCAATAGAAAGTTTATTTGCTGTGCTTAATAACTTTGTAGCTTTTGCGGTATCTGTCACACCAGCCGAAATAGTCTGGTAAAATGCTTTTGCTTGTGATGTTGCGCTTGTGCCATATTGTCTAGCTAATCCTCTTAATGCTTGCACTTGCTCATTTGTTAGCTTTGTATTGTTTGGCAATATTGTATTAATTTCTCTAACAGACTTTTCAAAATCAATTGCTGCTCTGCTAGATTCTATTAATGTATTTTTAACAGCATTAAATGCAAGAAACCCAGCAATGACACCACCTACAGAATCTTTAATTCTAGTCATTGATGCTTTTATTGATTTGGAGAAATTATCGCTAAATTTTATTGCTGCTTTTGTGCCAGATACTTCAGCTTGCTTTTCAATAGAATTAAATGCCGTCCTATTTTTTGAAGCTTCTAATTGAATCTCTACAATAATATTATCGGCCATATCACACCAGCTCTATGTCGGTTGTTTTAACTTTTCTGGCTTCAAAGTATTCTGGGTGTGCTAGTTTGTACCAAGCGCGATGCTGTCTTTTTCTACCCTTGTCTGTTGTGTGCGGATACGAAATGGCATCCATTAACTCTAATTGTTCCTCTGCACCAACTTGAGACATTCCTAAAACTAGTTTTTCAAATATATGGTTTTGCATATTTTGGAAATCCTCTAGCTTATATTGTGGGTAAAATCTCAAGAGCTTTATCAATGTCCTATCGACAGCACTTAATTTTTTTTTACATCAGAAATCTTGTCCATAATAGTATTTAACTGATCTAGTGTAAGTGATTTTGCAATTTCTTCCTTAACACCTAGTTCGATCAAAAATTCTATTGATGCCTCGATCTCGTCTTTACCCTCTCTGAAACCTTTTCTAAAATCAGCTAAGTGTTGAACGGTGGGAGCTTTAAAAACACTCTTAACACCGTTCAATGTAAAGCTGTACTCGTTAGTGAAAAACTCACCAATGTCACTACTCATATAAACCCCTTTTAATATAAGCTATGGTCGCCCCTAGCTAGAAGATTAATCTCTTCTGGAGCATTAGCATTTTTATAACTTGTAAATAAAAACTCAGCTTCCTGTACTGACCCACCACTAAAATTAATGCTGTTCATTTTTGGAGCTGTTGAAAGCATTACAATATCTTCATCAATGTTTGAGTTGTCCAATCTAACAGGGTGTCCAATAAGTCTACCTGAGTAACTAAATAAATCATTGTATAATTTTTTAGTACCCCATCCTGTGATGTCCTTTGATCCGATTGTGATAGTGTTACCAGTAACAGCACCGATCAGATCTTCCCACCTTTGAGTTGTCATTTCTCTAAGTGGGATTGTAATTTCTGCAAGGTATCCTGTAATAACTTCTGATAGAGGCACTGTACCATTTGCATCATCAAGTAATTGCACAACCTCAACTGTTGTTGTCAACTCTGACTCACCAGTTTGGCCAATATAACCACCAAAACCAATCTTTTCAATAGAAGCGACTAGGTCTGGAGCATTGGCAATAACCTCTGCAGTGATAGCACCGACAAAATGATTTTGAATTTCTAAATCTGCACCAACTAATTCCATTCTAACTTCAACAGAATCAGCAATTAATTGAGCTTCAACTGCCGCTGCAATAACTGCCGCTAAGTCACCTTGTGTATAGCTAACACCGATTAATGTTTGGTCTGATGCTGGTGTTGGTGCTGATGCTACACCATCATTTAACCAAATTAGGTATTTTTTTTCCGCATAACTTGAATCGATAACATTAAGATCAAAGCTATCACCGCCTTGATCACCAGCAGTATCATCTGAAAAAGTAATCTTTCTGCAATGTCTAGCACCAAAGTACCACTTCATTGCTTCTAGTCTTTGATCTGTAGATTTAGAGCTCTTACATAAAGGCATCTTTAACCCTCCGTAGTGTACGCTACTGTTAGCGTAAAATTTATAATAAACTGAAATGTATTGTCATCCCCATCAATGGTCTGAGCTTCAATATCACCAGAAACTGCATTGATTAAAAAACTTCTATCAATGTTAGGGTCCAATGATTTTAAATTAATAATATTGTCACGTATCTCAATCGCTTTATCAAATAAACAATCGTAATTTTCAACTTCATTTCTTGCGCCAGTACCAAATATTCTAAGGACCATTACAACATCGGCTTGGTTATACCCTTCTCGTAATACCTGACTGAAGTTATTTAACTCTATTTGGTATGTGTTTTCTAGTGTTGTCTCTGGTATGTCGCCATTGTAAAATGCGCTTTGACTGTGCTTTAAATCGCTATCAATTTCCGATACTTTGGATTTAATATATGACCTAATGCTTCCAATCATCTTTTTATCAGCCTATACGATTTTAATTCCTGTAATTCTGATGAAGGCTCAATAGTTCCGTCCTTGTCCCTATCAAGCCTTAAAGCGCCCATAGTTCTAAACTGTGAGCGTAAATTTTTATATTCTAAAACTTTATCTTTAAACTTATCACCAACTGCCACAACTAGATCCTCATAGATAATAACTAGCGCCTCATAAAGTGACCATCTTGCTATGTCATCATCTATATTAATTTGATCTTTCGTAATTCTACTGCCATCAGTGTTATAAATTCTTTTTCTCTCTAAATAATCAAGTATTCTGCGCTGGGCTTCTCTGTGAATGTTAATGTATGAGTTTCTTCCAGGGGCGATATACCTTTTTAACTCGGATTCAATAGTAAATAATTGAGAGTCATTTGAGTATAAATTATCATCCTGCTCACTAATAACTTCAATTGTGAAATCTTTATTTTCTACCAGTACGCCATCCGTTGCTTGCACTGATATAACTTTACTACCGTTAGTTGAGTAGGCCCAATCCAGATACCATTTGTCAGTATCGGCATTAAACACGCTTATAAATGATTCTGATGCCTCCGGCTTGATAGCTATGTCAGTAATAGCATCACCGCTTACAAATGTATCTGAAACATCAATGCGTGTCTTGTCTGATACCTGTATAATTTGTTCATTTTTGCAGTTTATAAAAATCATATCTTTTATCCTAGTTTATATTTGCAATGCGGTCAAAACTTAAGACTCTATTTTCACTCTAAGATAAGAACCTTCTTGTAAAAATACTGACGTATTATCAGTTAAATTTTCCACCCATAATTCTATCCTATCATTTTGACTTAAGGAAACTGGCGTACCTATCCCATAAGCCACCACATCAACATTCCCGACTACATTAGTAATCATTCTGGTATATGATTCTACATCCTCATAGGACGTTAGTTGATCATTCCACTTCCTGACAATAATTCTTATTTCCCTATCGGGACTACCTTCAATGGTTATATAGCCGCTTACAAAAAAATCTTGATCAACAGAGCTGGCATAAACAAACTCATTATTATTTAAAGTTGTAAAATGTATTACTGAGTTATAAGTAGTGGTACCAAGTAATTTTGTCGGTGTATTTTGTGTCAGTGTAGTTTCAACCTGAGTGCTTAAACTCCATCCAGCACCAACCAATGTATTCTTAACACCTGTGCAATCTGAAAAATAACGCCTTGTGGAAGTTGGTGCTATATTAGGAATGGCAAAACTACCTTTGAACCTAGCACCATTAAGATTAAAACCCCAATCCATTGCGAAGTTAGATTCATCAAAATCAAAAACAACATTGTTATTATTTCCAATAGAGCTTAATGCATTTATATCGCTAACGAAGGACCCTAATATTGATAGATTTAAACCCTTTTTAAAAGCAACACATCCAGCATTTAGGAATAGTAGAATACTCTCAAATATCCGCATACCCCCAGACCATGTGCCTTCAAATGTTAAGCCGTCATTTACATTTATCAATGCAAAATCCCTAGTCCTAAACTGCCTATAATTTGCTATAGTCCCAACACTTGTAGTTGGAGCTGTGAAGTCACCAAAATTAACAGTGTTAAATTCAATGGCACCGAAATTACCTTGATTGTCTAAGTTAAATATTTGTGAATTTGTACCACTTGTTAAAAGAGTTACACCCCCCATTATAGAATCACCTGAGTGCTCACCTGTTTTATTAACAAACATTGTATAATTATTTTCGCTAGAATAAATTTTAGATACAAAATAACCAAAACCAGTACAAAAAAAGCCACCACTAGGTATCTCAATTGACTGAGTACCCATATCTATAACACCATCTATTACATATAATTTTGTTGAATCAATATTTTGTAGATCTTCTTTTGATTTAACAATAATTCTATTGTTTAAATAATCACCAATCCTATCAAGGTTTCCGGTGAGTGGATTTAGTTTAAAGCTCAACATAAACCACCGAGCTTATATCCTTTTTGTTACTGTTTAGATAAGTGACTGTGATAGTACCTATGTTGGTCCCATTTAAGCTGTAAGTATATACTTCGGTAATGGCATCGGGATATGAAGCATCTACTCTGTCAAAACGTCCAAATATGGAGTTATTTCCTATAAAGACTTCTTGAGCTGTAAAATCTGGTCTAGTAGGTGATTCAACATAGGATTTATTTTGCTTATCCCTCGTTGTCCCCGATGCTGTCGCTGTCAAGTTTTTCCCTTACGTTATGCATATTCACATCATCATTATCGTAATACCATGCATACCATTTCTTATTCACATTCTGAATATCAAACCAATGAACACCATACCCAAGCTTTATTTGAGTTTTAAGCATAATGCGCTGTAGTCCCGAAAGACTACTAGCGCTTATATATTTGGGTATTCTGCCTAAAGGTTGCTTCATTTATTAAGCTGCAAAATTACCAGCTCTAACGATTAGAGCACCATCTTGCAATGCAACCAAACCATATTTAACGTCCCAAGTGTGGGCCATAGAACCAGCACCATACTCGATTGCTTTGTCCATGTCGTGCATAGGTCTTTTATGAAATGCAAAACCAAGTGAATCTCTGTGGCAAAGAATCATGTGACCATCACCAAATGGAGCAGCAACTTGAAGATCAGTGTTATTTACAGTACCAACGTGGTTGATAACTACAATTCTAACACCATAAACCATTCCAAGCTCACCGGTAACAAGTGGTGTTCTATCGCCATATTTATCAGCTTGAACAAAGTTAGCAACGCTTAAGGCTGCTTTTCTTTCTTGTGGTCTGATAATTAGAAATCTATTTCCATCATCTAGCATTTCAGCTTCATCAGCTGCTTCAATCATATTTAAGATTGTAGCTTCAAAATCAGAAACACCAACATCATACTCTACGTTAGAAGCTGCAGTACCACCGGTCCATAGCTCATCAAGTCTAGCAATGTCCATATTTCTACCATGAGCTGAAGCTGCTCTACTTGCCGCTGTCATCTCGTAAGATGGTTTAGCATCTAGCTCAACATCACCAGGGATTACGTAATAAACATACTTAGATTGATCTAGGTCAATTTGATCAAAAGAGAATGTCAAATTCGATGCACTTGCCGCTGTAGGTGTTGCATTATCTCTATCCTGAACACTAAAAGAGCTTGATCTAGGGATCTTTAGAGATGAAGTTCCCTTTCCAACTAACTCAGAGTAATCAGTAAATAACCCTGCCAGCTTAGAAGCTGCTTGTAATTCTCTTTGTACTAATTCTGCTACCAATGCTTCCTGAACATTAGCTACGTCTGCATTCTTTGCTACAGTCATTTTCTACCCTCCTGTGGTAACTATTTATAAAGACTTTTAATTTTTTCTTTTAACTCATCATTCGAGAGTTTACTAATATCTTCCTTTTCATCAATTTTTACACTGGGTGTACCATCAGCAATTTTCTTAGAAGAGTTACTAAACAAAAAGAAATTCTCTTGCTTACTCTTTTCAATTACTTTAGAAACACTCTCAGTATCAATGGTAAAGTCATCACCTATCTGGATGCTATTTAATTCATTATCATCCATCAGTTTAATCAACTTGTCAGGATTACTGCAGCCATGTTTAAGCGCCTCCTCTTTGATCTTACCTGTAAGGGTTGACCATGCAAAGGATTGCTTAGTGCTTCTGTTTTCCTTTTCAAGTGCAGCTATTTTTTCTTCATAGCTTTTAATGACATCATCTTTTTTACCTTCAGCTTTTAGTTTTTCGTTCCTGATCTGCTCTAACTCATTTCTGAGTTTCTCATTTTCAGATTGAACATTTTTCTTTTCGCTTAAAGCTTTTCGGTACGTGTCGTATGCTACTTTGTCCTTTGCCGCACTAGTCTCATCGCCACTGGTCTTCTGAGTTGTCTCCACTGGAGACTGTTGATTTTCTTCCATTGTCAAATCCTTTTGTTAGTTTGTCAACAATACGTGTTATTTAAACTGCTGTTTCAATAATGCGAACAGCTCTTCTTGAACTAACTTCCTTATTTTTGCACTCGCCTTGTCGGTTATTTGTAAATAATCATATCCTTTAGAAATCACAAATTCGCTAATTTCCTTATGCGAGTGCCTTTTTCTTCCACCTTTTCTTTTTCTTAACTTATATAGTTTATGCTTTTTATCACTATGCTCAACTATTAATTCAAGTTTATTCGTATCAGCTTTAACATTTTTCGCCAAATCTTCCAGTAAGTCACCAGTAAAGGTAATGTTAATTATACGTCTATTGTAGTCTGGATGTGTTGGGTTATATTTTTCGTAATATTTCCTAAATGCTAATGTTGCCTTGCTTGTCACAGATTTTCTAAAGTTTTTCCTAATATCCTCTTCAACAATCCTACCGACTTTTAATCTGAGCTCTTTCGATCTAAGCATCTTTGTAATAGCTACTTTAAATCTTGACCCTACTAGTCGTCTTACTGCTTGTGTATTTTTAACCCTAGCAATGGCCATCACGATGCCTCAATGTCTATTTCGCTGATTGCTGCCCTGAGCGCTGCAAGATTATCAACACCAATTTCGCGCAAGGGCGACTCGCCTTTCAAACTATCAACTTCTTTTAATACATCGCTTAATTGTTTCTTATCTTTAAAGCCAAAAAAGTCTCTAGCTTTTGATTTATCACCAGATTTTTTACCATAGCTGCCAGTTATATTTCCATGTGCTTTACCAGTTTGTTCTTCTTCAATTGCTATTTTAATAATGTTTTTCTGTTTTGTTTGTGAATCTTCAAAGCTGTTTAGCATATCACCACTGAGAACAAGATCAACAGATCCCCTACTTACGCCTTTAAATTCCGCATAACTCTTTGTGTATGGCTTAAACTTTCTATTATCAATGTCCCTTCCATTTACTGTACGCTCAACCATTTTATCTACAGCAAGATCAAAAAACAGCTTCTTTTGTCTATTACTAGGCTCGTAACCTAACAACTCTTTTAAGTTGAATTTCTGTGAAACTTCAGATTTAGTTAACTTCCTTTTCATATCAACCCCGATCTAAAATCATTTAATGATTGGGCCGCATAACTGATCTCACTATCAGTCATCTCACCAGTAATTACTAAGCAATACTCGCCAGTTTCTTTATCTATGCCAATTAGGCAAAAATCCCTAAAACTCCAATCCCTCTTGATCTTCTGGATTGGGTCCAGGTAGTTGTCTATTTCTATTATCTTGCATTTCGACATCGTCTATTTCCTTGACTCTTTTTTGCGCTTGTTCAAGCGACATACCTCTGTATTCCATTAAGGCATGAACACGAGAAGATAACCCCATTTCAATCTCTTTTTCTAATGTCTCCAATATCTCTAAGTCTGTTCTAACTATTTCCGGTTTTTTAAATTCAATCGATAGGTTAGATTGATTAAAGTCAGGTAGATTTATTTGGTAGACTTCACTCAACACTGGATTACCGTCTACCCTCTCATTGGCAAGTGCCTTTATCCAATGATAAACAACTTTAAATACTGACTCTTCTACTTTCTTAAACATAGCAAAATCAGACATTGAAGCGTCGAACTTCTCAATCATTTGAAGCAGCTTCTCGATACCAGACGTTGCACCTTGCACACTTGCTTTACCGCTAACTATCGAAACATCCAGACCTCTACTAGATAGAAACGATGCAAGCCACGACTCTCTAAACTCTCTAACACCGGCCAGGTCCGAGTTTGGATTAGCAAAACCAAATTCAGCTTGTACTGGGTTATTCGGGTTAATTGGTATATGAATCATTTTATCAACACCGATACGCACATTTTCCGGCATATGCTCAGCATCGCCTTTGTAGTATGGTTGAGCGTGGCCCTGCATCTCTACTACTTGAAACTCACTGGTTAAAATTACATTATAGATAACAGTGGCGTAGTACAAAGCATCTCCAGACCTTACCCAGTACTCAAAGTCTTTAGGCGCTGAAATATCGATAAACGGCATAACTTCAAACTCAGATAATGGTGACATCAAATTGGGGTCGCCATACTCAATTACATCGCTTAACTCTTTTTCAGTATCTTTATCTAGTATGTAACCTCTACCATCCATTACAAAGTTAAGATCATTAGTCCAAATATAATACCTTTCAAGCCTTGCACTAGAATCATCATAGTCACCTATAGATTGATTTACTTGATCTCTATACTTGTCACCTTGACTAAATCCAGTTTGACTTGCCCTTGTGCTATCTCTTCTAATTTTATCTCTTGATGTGTTGTCAAAATTGCTAATTATGTAGCCTAATGCCTTTTCTGGATTAACTGGATCAGGAATAACATCGAAGTGATGCGGCAATAATACTCTCGGTTTTAGACAACCATCCTTTGGTACAATTTGAAGCAAACACTGATCCTGGTATTTATAAGCTTCATTTGCTTTTTGAAGCATTGTGGTCACACCAATGTCGTCATAAACATCATGCATTTCTTCCAATTCAGTATTACCGGTAAAAAACTGCCTCTCTACTCCATACTTGTAAACAGAGGCTTCAGATTTAGAAATGCGCTTTTGTAAATTAACATTGCTGAAAACAGTTAGCTCATTAACGGTTTCTGGGTCTAATTTACTCTCAAGGTACTCGATAACGTATTGGTGAAAGTTATCATTTTGCATATTCTGCTTTTTATAACTGACAATTTTACGCTGCACATTCTCATCTGACTTGATTTCATTAATCAGTTTTTTTCTATAACCTATATCTAGTAAGTTTACTTCCATGTTTACACCTATTTGTTTTTAAAGTATTTAATTTCTCTTTCGCGCTTCTCTGCAGCTGATTTTGTATTGAATGTGCCTAATTTCTTTTTACCGTCTTTAGAATATAAAACGTATTTATTGCCGACTTTCTTGATCATGTTATCTTTTTCCTGTGCGTGGTTTTAAATCCATTTTAAAGTAAGGTTTCAGCTTATGGCAACCATAGCCCAATGCATCCGAAATATGCGTTAATAATGAGTCGGTTTTTTGATCAAGTTTATTATCCTTCCACATTACACGCTCTAAATCATTTATTAACTTTTTGCACTTAGGGTCAATTATAATTTTATTCTGCCCGAAAAGTCTATTTACGTTATTAACCCTGTCTTTAACGGCCGGGTTATACGTGGACATTATTTTAAATCCATGACTTTTTAGAATGTCAAAATCTGTCTGACCTGACGTTTTTCTATTTCTTGCAGTGCTATCTGGTATTATCTCAAGTCCAGAATAACCTCGCCTCTTAAGCTCTATACACATTCTTGGGGTATCACTATTGGGCAGAAAAACCTCATCTATGCACACAATGCAATCATCTATGTCTTGTAATAAAACTGCTGTCATTGGGTTGACGTTAAAATCCATTCCTACATATATGGTACCGGGCTTCTTCTCAGTCTTTTTCACGTGATGATCACGTTTAAATGCATAGTAAACTAACCCGTCTGATTCGTCGGAATACTCACCCCTTAGAAATCGATTACGGTCTGCTTCACTCATTTTAGATAAGAGCTCTAAATACTCTTCATCTATGTTCTCTATGTTATCTTCTGGATTCATCAACAGTGACACGTAATTTTCTGGATCTTGTAATGGCTCATCATCGATTGGGTGTATTTGCCTTTCAAATAGCCAATAGCTCCAATGTGATTTAGCTGGTGGGTTTTGATCGTAGTATGATTTTTTTACTAGTGAGTTTCTTTGAGCAAGCCTTGTTCTGGCCATATTAATTGATGAAAAATCTAATTGTGAGCACTCGTTATAGTACATGGTAGAGTATTCATTACCCAGAATTGCCTCAACTCTATCGGCATCATCTAAGCCACCTACCCAAACTTCGCTGCCATTTGGTAATGTATAATAGAAGTCAGTTTTATTCGGTTTAACTGGTAAATCAGGAAAGCATATCTTTAATACCTTCGGGATAGTATCAAGCCAGATTGATCTTTTTGCGTGTTTAAATCTAAGTCTTAATATGCAATGTCTTGAACCTGGACAATTAACGGCTCTTTGAAATATTGCCCACACTATAAGGAATGTTTTTCCAGATCTTGAGCCACCATATAGCATGATATTTTTGGCATCACTTATAAGTAAGTTTAATGCCTGCGATTGCCTATCAGTTAATTTAAAGCTTGGTTGCTCTTTCATCTGGCACAACTACTTTAATTTCGCCTGTGGTATCATTTTCGATTTTCTCTCTATAGTCACTAATATTCATAGCTAAAAACTTAGCAAAACCAGCGTTGTAAGTTCCATCTAGTGAGAATTGTATTAAATGATTCATTTGAAATTGTTTTGCAATGCCCAATGCGTGCGATAATTCGGGGTGTTTTGCTCTCCAAATATGGAATGTTGACTTTGATATTTTTTCTTGAGCACAAAAACCTTCAACCGTAGGAAGTCTATTCGCCTTTTCTACCTTTATATCATTGCCTCTATCGTCTTTACCTACAACCTTCTCGTATGTAAGTGGTATAGCAAAATAATCAAGCAATCTCTTAGCTAATTCGGGTGTGTATTTTGTAGGCGCACCTACAGGATTTTTTTCTTTTTGACTCATATTCCTTCCACTGGAATGAAATTTTAACCCACTGGGTTGTGACTAATTATCACAACATTAAATCAATATGTAAAATATTTATTCGGTTATAATGTATGGGTCAACTACAGTATTCTGTCGGTGATGTTCTTAAGTTTACTTTCTTTGTATTTATAAATAACTGCAGTCTCATCAGTGACATGACTATAATTGGCATCATCGAAATCGCTTAATAGGTAAAATATCTTTTCGCACTGAAGCACAACATCAGCTAACTCATCCATGACCGCTGCTTTTCCTGCCTTTTCCTCGTGATAGTGATTAATGGCCTGAGAAAGCTCTGATAACTCTCCTAATACTTTTCTAATGTAATCGCTAGGGTCAATCTCGTAAAGCCTCTTGTAGTCACTTGCCTGCATTTCTAAGCCTCTTTTTTTCATTAAAATCTCTATTAACTTTCTCAGCTATCTTTATTACATCCTTATCTTTTTTAACTTCTAAATTATGCAATGTTTTACACTCTTCACACATGCCAAAACCATGCTTTTCTCTTCGCAAGCAATTGATGCACTCTGATTCTGAATCATTTTTATCAAACACTAAGAAGGTCCTTTATAAAGTCATTGCACTCAAGATAAGTACCCTTATTCAACTCTTGGAGAAGTTTATAGGCCCTATCATCCTTAACCTTAGTATTTATGTATAACTTAACTTCATCCGTTAACCCATTGACCCAACCAAGTTCATTTAGTTTTTTCTTTAATGATGTAACAGTTTTTGATGCTTCTTGTTGATTGCTAGATACTTTGTTATTTTTTGGATTATCTTCTGGTATCTCGTCTGGATCCAAGCTGTCATCCAGGTTAAACAATTTACCTATAGCGTACTTATCACCATAACTTGCCGTTGTCCCACTCATTTGCTCAGGTGACATTTTTTTATGATTTAGACATTCTCTAGTGTACATTTTAGTGGTGATAGAATCACTTGACTCAGTGTCAAATAATGTAGCTATAGATATTCTGTAGATATTTTCCTGTATAACTTCCATTTCGTTATCTATTTTAAGAGTGCATCCATATTCCTTTAAAAGAGGCTTTAAAGACTTATAAATATCCTCTATGTTTCTTGAGTAGAAATTACCGAAGCTGTTATATCTCCCCTTTGGTGCTTTTAATTTATGAATTATCTCTAGGTGTTTTTGGTAAATATTTAACTTTTCCACATTATCCCCTATATTGCCAGCATGTTAATTTCTGGGCCATTATATACCTTAAAGTGGAGCTCTTCTCTAATGGTTGTAAAATCATACTCAAAGGCAAATTTAAACAGATCCGTCACATCCTGACTTTTATCATCTAATATAACGACATTAGTTAAACGGTTTCCATTTGAAATTTCTGCTTTGACTGTAAATGTCATCATACTATTTAACTTAGATTCGTGCTCTACCACATAATCGAACTCTATTATCTTTTTCATTTAAGCCCCAATTAACTTTTATTTAAAATGGAATGTCATCTGCCGCAAAATTAGCATTAGTGCTAACATTATAATTTTGATTCGGTTTATTGTTTGGTTTATTTTCTGATTGAGTTGATTCACTCGGACTATCTAAGAATTGAACATTGTTAGCACTAATCTCAGTAATATAACGCTTGTTACCATCCTTATCTTCCCATTGCCTAGTTTTTAACTTACCCTCAACCAAAACTTTAGATCCACTAACTAAATACTGATTACAGTTTTCAGCTTGCTTTTTAAACATTACAACTCTATGCCATTCGGTAGATTCTTGCTTTTTACCGTTCTCATCGGTCCACTTATTATTTGTTGCAACACTAAAATTACATACAGCATCACCACTTTGAGTATAACGTAGCTCTGGTGCTTGTCCTAATCTTCCCATTAAAATAACTTTATTCATTTCCCCCCCATTAAAGTTTAATAAATACTGAGGCTGCATAAACAACCCCAGCGCTTGCGAGTATTTAGGTGATATATACCTGACAAGGTATTCTCATTTGATTCAAAGGATAGTTATTTACTCGCAACAACCTTTTATAAAATTACTCAAGATTTTAACAATATAATTATTAGATAAATAAGTTATTTTCAATATAATATTTATATATTAAGCCAAACACTTAAACATTTGATCAAACATTTCCTTTTCAAATTTCTCAGAAGCTCGCTTTTGTTTTTTCTTTACCGTTTTAATCCTCGCGTCAAATTCTGAAAGATTAACCCATGCGCCGTTTTTTCCTAATGGGACCATAAAATCAAAAAAATCAGGTGATGCGAGAATGTTTAGCTTTGTTTTTCCAAAGAATTTAGTTCCAGAGTGCTTGCTTATATTTATATTTTTTAAAATATATTTTAGTGTAACATTTTCAGGTTTGTTTTTAATGATTGTTTTAACAATATTATATACCTTCTTTTTTGCAATAGATCTTAAAATTCTAACCACTCTATTTACTGTGTAAAATCTCATATCTCTATGCATTAAAGCTTTGGTTTTTAATTTGCGATATTTATAATTAAGTACACCGTCTTTAATTGCCTTTTTAATCCACCTTGATATGGTCATGTGGGATACGTTGCATCTGACTGCTAGCTGCCTTGTTGTGAAATTTAATTCACATTTTCTAGCAAGCGACCATGATGCATGTTTTTTGTTTCTTGCTTGATATAGAACAATTTTTTCAATGTATTTAACAAATTCTGGATATTTAATATTGACCACTCTGTAATAATTACACGTTGAGATTTAGATTAATTATGGTTGGTTAATATGTAATATATAAAAATTGTATTAAAAGCAAATTGTTTATCTAAAAATTATATTGAACAAAACAACTCCGATATAATATGTATGTTGTGCGAGTACACTGTAGATTCAATTAAAAATATTTTAATGGGGCTTAATGTCTAATATGGCATTGCAAAATAATCAATTTTATAAAGGGGAATTGAATGAAAATTTTAACAAAAAGCCGCAGTGAAGAAGAGTTAGAAGAATATGACTACAGAGATAGCTTTAAAATTACAATTGAAACTAAAGAGAAAACATTAAAAATGGATTTCACGGATGGTGAGCCAGAAGATGCTAATTTGTGCAGAGATTTTAATGATGTTTACTCTATAGAAGAGGCCCTTGTTTTGGCATATAACGCTGGAAAGAATGGGGAGACATTAGAACAAGGGTTAGTGGAATAGTTAATTTTATAAAGGAAAAAAATGGTTGAGTTTTTAATGGCGTGTTTGTTATTAGTATCATTATTCGGAATTCAGAGGTGTACTAGTAAAGACTTACTTGAAATCAATATTAAAAACCAAGAAGTATTTGAGCTTCATGGTATTGAATTTAAATGTTTAAAGACAGAAAAACAAAAAAGAATAGAGTTGATGTACGACAAAATAAAAGAAATAAGGGAAGAAAAATAATCTAGTTGATTTTATGGATTTAAAAGGAAAGAAATTTAA